GGCATCGAGTTCGCGCAGACAAGCCGCAAGTACCCCTTCGGCGTGTTCTCCGAGGAAGTGCTTGCAATCAAGACGCCCAACCTGATCGCCTTCATCACGGGTCTGGGCAAGTTCGGCGCCACCAACGTGTTTTAACGAGCGGAGGAGCGTTGCCACCGGCGCGGCGCAAATCCAGGCCAGGGGGTTGGGAGACCTCCTGGCCACCCCTTTTCAGGTGAGCGATGGGCGCTAACGTAATCGACCTCACGACCGTCGCGGCAGTGAACGCCATTCTGGCTCAGGATCCGGCCGCCGACGCGGCGCTCATTCAGTCTGAAATCACCGCCTATTCTCAGAACATCCTCACCAGGACCGGCCGCGGCTTCCTTTCCGGGGTGCGCTCCTATGTCGAGCGCTACAACGGCAACGGGTCGAATGAGCTACCGATCCGCAACTATCCCATCCTGGCCGTCGCGTCGCTCTCGGTGAACGGGATCGCCATCCCGGCGAGCCCCGATTACCTGCAGTCCGGCTACGTGATCGACACTGAGGGCTCGATCTGTAATATTGCCCTGATCTCGAATGGTTCTGGCTGGAGCGACTATCCAGATGAGCGGTGGGGCGTGCGGCCTGGTGGCTGGGGATCCTACGGCAACGCGCCGCCCCTGGGCTATTCGGCCCTACGTTTCGTTCAGGGCATCCAGAACGTGGCGGTGGCCTACACCGCCGGCTACACGATCGCCGTGCCTGCTGAGGCCGGAACCGTGCCAGCGGGCCCTGGGCCTTACGCTGTGGCCGCCGCGAACGGGGCGACGTTCTATAGCGACCAGGGAGTACTCCTAGCAAACGGAACCCCACTCGTCTCCAGCGGGGCGTCGGCGCCCGCTGCAGGGCAGTACCAGCCGCCGCAGCGCGGGGTGTTGCCCGCCGGGGTCTACACGTTCAACGCCGCACAGGCGGGCGCTTCTGTGCTTCTGGCGTATACCTACGGTGCGCCCCCCTTCGATCTCCAGGAGGCCGCGGCCCGGCTGGTGGCCCAGATGTACCGCAAAAGGACCTGGATCGGTCAAAGCTCCCAGGTGCAGCCTGGCATCGGGACGACGGCTTATTCGCAACTCGAGGTCGAGATCGGGACCGCCATGACCATCGAGCGCTACCGGATGAGGTTCCCGGCTTGATTCTCCGCTACACCATCAACAGCGACGAGGTCGCCGAGGCGCTCGCGGCCAGGGGCGACCGTTTGATCGAGGTGATCGCCGAGGCCATGGGCCTGGCCGGCGAATCGCTCTACGAAGCGATCATGTACAACATGACCGGGGGCATCATCCAGGCGCGCACCGGCCTGCTCTCCTCTTCCGTTGTGCTCTCGCCGGTGGTCAGCGATGGCCCGGTGGCCTCGGTCTGGTGCGAGATCCCCGACGACGGATCCTTCGAGCACCTGGTGGGCATGGTCCTCGAGTTCGGCGGCACCCACCGCTACGAGATCGTGCCCCTGATGGACCGCTTCGCCGAGTTCCTGGGCCCGTCGCGGGAATTCGGGAAGGAATCGATGTTCTCGGCCGAGGAGTCGATCGCGCTGGCCGAGGGGCGTTTGCCGCGGACGCTGGCTTGGATTGGCGAGGGCGGCGGCATGGTTTTCGCGAAGCGCGTTGACCACCCACCGTCTCGGGAATTCCGCTATATGCGCACATCGCTCGATCAGGTGCGGGAGACGGTGCGGTTCCAGATTTCCGATGCTCTGGCGGGAGTGCTGGCAGAGTAGAATGGCTCCGAGGCGTTCATGCGACACAGCGCGTACGACATCGCCGTCCCGGTCGGGCAGGGTGACCAGTACCGTTTCAGCATGGACCCGACCAAGGTGATCGCCGCGCTTCAAGAGGTCATCGATGGCATCAAATCGGGCCGGCTATTACCGCAGCGCGCCTCCTTTGAAACCGAGGCCCGCCGCGACGATTACGTCATGAGCTATGTGCACATGGTTTTCCACGAGAAACAGCTATGATGACCGCCACCGAGACGATCTTCCAAAATCTGTATAGTTTGCTCTCGCAGACCCAGCTACTGGTGGCCGGTGCACCCTCGGGCGGCCCGGTGTTTCAGAACCCGACGGCTACCGGCCGGCGCATGCCCCAGCGCGACGCCATCACGCCGGCCATCCTGCCTGGGCTCTGGATTGTGGAAGGCGACCAGGATGTGATCGAGAACGCGCTCCCGCTTCCGAAATATGAGCTCCACTGCTGGGCGGCCGTGCTTTGCGAAATCACCGGCGGCGAGACCGCGATCGCGTCGACCCAGGTAAACGGCTTGCGCGACGCTGTGCTCTACCAGATGCAGCAGCAGACCCTGAAGGCCGACGGCACGACGGTGATCCCGCTCCTGGGCGGCGAGAAACAGACGCTCGGCGGCGTTGTGTATCATGCAAGAGTGAAGGGCCGGATCCTCTTAAACGAGGGCCTGCAGAACAACCGGAGCGGCCTGATCTTTCCGGTCTCAATTTTGAGCGGGCAGTAATTTCAGCGGGGTGGAAATGCTCATACCGGCGGCGATGTTTATCGAGACAGCCCTCGACCAGGTGAAAACCCTCGCCGACGGGGATCGCGCCGACCAGCTGAAAGAACTTCACACGGCTATTGGCGCGCAGGCAACGGAAGAGGTCTCGGCGGGCTATCTGTTAGGCCTTCAGACCGCCCGGGTCGTGCTCTCCGGGATGCCGGCGGCGATTCAGAACAAGGTGTCGATTTAGGCACGAAGTAGAATGGACACAACCGCGCCTCCCAGCGCCACATTTAGCCGGCCAAGGAGTTAGATCATGCAGCTTCCTGGTTTGATGTTTGGCACCGGCGTCGCTCTCGCAGCCCCGCAGCCCAGTTCCGGCAATCCGGCCCCGAATCCGACGCCGGTGGCGCTCGGCGTCCTTCAGAACATCAAGCTCACCCTGGGCGCCGACATCAAGTCGCTCTACGGCATCGATCAGTGGGCCGTCGACACCGCCATCGGGAAGCGCTCGATCAAGGGCTCGTTTGAGTTCGCGCAGATCTCGAACCTGCTGATGAGCCAGCTCTTCTTTGGCGACGCCGCCGCCGCCGGAACGGTCGACACGACGACCTACCCTGGTGAGTCGCACACGCTGCCTGCCAGCCCCACGGCGCAGACCGTCACGGTGACCAACGAGGCTCTGACGCCCCTGGTCGACTACGGGGTGACCGTGGCAGCGACCGGTGTCGCCTTGACGGCCGTTACGGGCACGCCCGGCGCGGGCCAGTACAAGGTGAATCTCGCGACCGGCGTCTACACCTTCGATCCGGCCTTCAGCCTGGCTGGCGACGCGGTTCTGATCAACTACAGCTGGACGCCGGCGAGCGGTGGCTCGACGCTGACCGCGCAGACCCACCCCATGGGCTGGGGTCCGCTCATCGCGCTCAATCTCGTGTTCCCGTATGAAGGCGGCGGCCTGGGCTTTTATCTCCCCAATGTGCGCCTGGGCAAGATCGACATCGCCACCAAGCTCGAGGACTACACGATGTACACGACCGACTACGAGGGCTTCGCGGGGCCGAACGGCGTTCCGTTCATCAGCTACCAGGCCTTCTAAGTTAAACCAAAGAGAGCCCCGTCGCGCACCGTCGAGAGATGGAGCGAGGCGGGGCGAAGCCATTTGAAAGCCCGCACCCCGTTTTTTGAATTGAAAGGAGACCCGATGCAGAAGCCGGTTCTCATCGAAGGTCAGGAAGTCATTCTCGCCACCATCACGGTCGGCGATCTCGAAACCATCGATCTTACGGGCAAGTCGGGCCGGAAGTTCAACATCGCCATGATTGCCGCATCGATCCTTGCGGCCGGCGACGCGGAGCGCGGCACCGAGGCCTGGGTTCGCTCCGTGCATGCCTTCGACCCCGAGGGCGGCGAGGCTCCGTTTCAACTCCTGCTCAATGCGGCCAACGAGGTGAACGGGTTCAAGCGGATGTCGGAAAAAAACGCACCGGCGCCGGCGGCACCGGCAGCCGAGTAGACCTCGAGTACATCTTTGGGTCGCTGGCGCGTTGGCACGGGATCCCGCCGGACCGCGCGCGCTTGCTCCTGCTCACCGATTTCTGGATGCTTGACGCCTTCATGGCCGAGCACCCGCCAGCCGACATTCTGGTCGGTGCCTACCTCCACTACAAGGCTCCTGGCCGCGACGGCAAGCGGGGAAGGCCATCGATGCGCGAGGCTGCTAGGATGAATTCCGAGGCGCTTAGCAAGATGCCGCCGCGCAGAAACGTCAGAAAGCTGGCCGACATGCCGGCGTTCCTGCGCACGCCAGATCAGCTGAAAATGATTGCGGACATGGAGCGGGAATGGCGGACGAACTCCGAGTAATTATCACAGCCGACGCGAGCGGGGTCGGGCCCGCGGTCGCCCAGGCTACGGCAGCCGTCGAATCGTCTGCCGACCAGATCGCCGCAGCGCAGGCCAAGGCCACCGCCGCCACGAAGGCGCTTACGGAAGCGCAGGTTCAGTTGGGAGCCGCCGCTGAGGGTGGCAACGCCCAGGCCGCGGCGATCATCCAGCAATACGCGCAAGCGAGTACGATGGCCACCGCCGCGGTCCAGCAGCTCACCGCCAGCGAGGAAGCAAACACCGCCGCAACTCTTTCGAACGCTGCCGCCCAGCGCGTCGACACCGTGGCAACCTACAGCCACTCCGAGGCGATGGAGGCGGCGAAGGTGAGCATGGGGGCTATGACCGGCTCGGCTTACATGATGGAGACGGGCCTGGCAAAAGTTGCCGCGGGATCCTCCGTGGTTGGCCCGATGCTGGCCGCCATGGTCCCGGTGGCAATCTTCGCCGCGGGCGTGTTCCTGCTTTACGACCTTGGCGAGGCGCTTTACAAGGCCTTCGACATGGGCGGCGAGGGCGCGCGCGAGTTCGAGCAGAAGCTCTCCTCGCTCGACGGATCCTATCGCACCCTGATTGACGAAACCTCGCTCGAGGCCGACAAGATCGAGGCGGCCAACGCGAAGCTCGAGCACAAGCCCAACCCCAACGCCATCAAAGAGGCGATCGACGACGCTCTGGTCGAAGCCGACAAAATGAACGCCAAGCTACAGGGGCTGATCGACAAGGAGGAGTCGCTTCTGAAGATGCAGTCGCTGGCCGGCTCAACGCTGCAGCGTATGACGAGTACCACCGGGACGCGCCAGGAACAAGTCGACCTCGAGCAGCACGCGCTTTGGATGGAGAAGGCGGTCGCGCTCGAGGGTCAGCTCGCCGAGGCGAAAAGTTTCACGGCCGTGGAAGAGAAGAAGCTCCTGGATCTGCACGCCCAGCAGACCATGAGCGTCGATCCGACCCCCCTTAACAACGAAGTCACCGCGACCGAACTCCTGATCGCGGACACGAAGAAGGAAACCGCGGCCATCGAGGAGCAGATGCGCCTGCGCGATGCCCAGCAGGAGCACGAAAAACTGACCGGCGCCGGAAAGACTGGTGGTGGCAGGGCTGCCTCCGACAATCTTCCCGAGCAGATCGCCCGCGCTCAGATCGAGGCCGCGCATGCCGACGATGCCCAGCTTGGCGTCGAGCAGCAGATCATCGCGGCGATGGACAAACAAATCGAGCTCAATAACCTCAAGGCCACGACCTCAAAGGAAGGCACGGCGGCCGAACGGGAGACCCTTCGTGTGCTGGAGAACCAGGTGGCCCTTTCGCAGGCCAAGGAAAAGATCGCCGCGCTCGGCAAGGAGCAGATGAATGCCACTTTTGAAGCCCAGCAGAAGGAGGACGAGGCCGCCCGCCGGCGCGCCGAAGAGCAGACCCGGGTCGAAGTCGAAAACGCCAACCGCACCCGGGAAGAGCAGATCAACGCAGCCCGTGAGACCGCGGCGGCTTTGATTGAGGCGGCCGACCAGGAATTCGAACGCACCCAGGTCGAGATCCGCGGCCAGGAAGAGCTCGGCATTATTTCGCACCGGGTGGCCGAGCAGCGGTTGCTCGACGCGCTGAAGCTCCGCGAGGCCACGACCCAGGGCGCGCTCAAGACCGAGCAGGGGCTTTTTAACCCGATCGCTGGTGAAAAGGAAGCCATCGAGTACAAAAAACTCGAAGATCAGATGACGAAGGAGGCGCAGCGCGCCGCGCTCGAACGGGAACGTATCGTTCAGCAGGAAGCGACCAAAATGGAGCAGGCCTACAAAAAGGCCGCGAACGAGTTCAATGCCGACTTCACCCGGGCCTTCAATGAGTGGGCGACCAAGTCGCAGACGGCAGGCCAGGCGTTCGGTCATATGCTCGGCGACATGGAACTGCAGGTTGTGGATTTCGTGGCGAGGTGGATTCTCCAGAAGGCAGAAATGTGGGCGATGGATAAGCTCCTGCAGGTCTCGGGGATGGCCACCCAGGTTGCAGTCCAGAAGACCGCAAACGTCGCAATGGTCTCGAGCGACGCCGGTGTTGCCGCGGCGGGAGCGATGGCGTACTACTCCGCGATCAATCCGCCCGAGGCCCCGGCGATGGCTGCGCTGCAGTTCGCCGAGACCATGGCTTACGCCGTCATGGACACCGGCGGCATGATGCCGCACATGGGCTTCGCTTTTAACACCTCGGGGAGCGCCGAGCGGGTGCTCTCGCCATCGCAAACCTCGAACTTCGAAAGTCTGGTCAACAACGGGGGCAGCCGAGTCGCGCATCTCCACCAGACCAACAACTACGGGGGTGCGCCCACCAAGGAGATGCACGAGGCACAGACCGCGCATACCATCAACCGGCTCAAGTCCATGCTTCGCCCGGAGGCCTTCGCATGAGCCTGCCTGTATTTCCGAGCCTGCCTGGCCTCACGTATACCTCATTGAAGGCGCCGGGCTTCAAAACGCTCAACGAAGAGGGGTCGAACGGCTACGAAGTCCGCCTGCCGCAGTATGTGAATCCAATCTGGACCTGGACGCTCATTTTCGATTTCCTGCACGACTTCTTTTGGGGCAGCTTCACGACGGTGAGCGAGCTCCGGACGCTCATGGGCTTTTTCAACGATCAGTACGGCTCGGCCGCGCCGTTCCTTTACACGGATCCGGACGACAATTATGTCGGGCCGGCTTTGGTCTCTGGCTCGCCGAACGCGCCTCTCGCAGAGCTTGCCCTGGTTTCGGATGGGGCTGGCGCCTACTACTCGCCGGTGCAGCGCACGCTCGACGGCGCGAGCTATGAGGACATCACGGACCTCAACGGCGCCATATCGGTGTATCTTGATGGGACGCTGGCCACTGCCGGCAGCGGCGCCAATGAGTACACCCTCGATGGTCCTGGCCTTGCCATCCCTGGTTACTCCTGGCTGGGCATGGTGCTCAAGTGGGGGCCTGGTGCCCCCGCCTGGGCAGCCATGCATGTCTATGCGCTGAATACTGAGATCCTCGACCCCGCCGGTCACATCCAGAAGGCAACGGCGCGGGCCTGGTCTGCCCTTGCCGTGGTTGCCCTCGGCTACGAGATCGTCGATCCGGCCGGGCATATCCAGAAGATCACGACCGCTGGCACGCTGGGCGCTACCATTCCCACCTTCAACGATTCCGGGGGGACCACGAACGACGGCACGGGCGGCACAATGGCGGTCTGGACTGACCAGGGCAGCGCTGGGGGCAGCGCCGGAACCTCGGGGGCCTCAGCCCCTGCATTCAATGACGCCGGCGGCGCCACGCCCGACGGCGCGGGAACGCTGATCTGGGAAGACCAGGGCTACTACGCCGGCCCCGCGGCGCCGGTTACCGCGCAGTTTCACTTCTATTTTCGGGTGCGCTTCGACGCCGACTCACAGGACTTCGAGAAGTTTGCTGGCATCGGCTCCTCGGCCGGCCAGCCACCAGCCGGGCAGGGCGGCGGCTATTGGACCGTCGGCGGCTCAGAATCGCAGAACGGATCCGGGACGCTGGTGCTCCGGACTGCAAGGCCGGTGCCCTCATGAGGCGGACGATCGGCGGCGATGGTTCGGACACGACGGTCGCCACCCAGGCCTACCTGAATTCGACCGACGATCCGATCATCCGCGATCTTATCCTCATCGGGCCGCCCGAGAGCCCCAACGCGCTCTATCTCACCAACCACGAGGCTCCGGTGCTCTACAAGCCCTATGGGCTCTTCAATCCGGCTGTGGTATCGCGCGCCGGCGTTGAGGCGAAGGTGGGGCTTGACGCCCAGGCCCTGGCCATCACCTGGTCGCCTGGGGCCAGCGCGCAGGCTTCCAAAACGGCGAGCACCGCGACGGCATCTCCCTACCAGCTGGCCGCCCAGCATTTTTATGACAACTGGCCGGCGCTGATCCTTCGGTGCTTCATGCCCACGCCCGGCGACGCCGACACTCTGGGCTGCGCAGAGTGGTACGGCGGCCGGGTCCAGAATTGCAAAATCGCGCGCAACAAGTTGATCTTCAATACCAAGAGCTATTTGGACGTGCTCAAGCAAAAGGTGCCCTCGACCGTGGTAGAGGTGACCAACACGCTCGCGTCGACGGCTGCGGTGACCTTGCCACCGGGCGACCCGTCTATTCCGGTTTTCAGCTGCATCCGGCCGTCGACCGAGACCTACATCGTGGCGGACTGTACGTCGCCATCGGCTGGAAGGATCTACTCGGGCGACCTTTTCTCTGGCGGCTACATGGTTTTCCTTTCCGGTCCGGGAGCAACGCTTGCCGGCGCCTGGTCCGCTATCGGCCAGAACGGCGAGTGGACCGACGGCGACGGCAACCACCATTCCGAGTTCGTGATCTACTCGCCTTTGCCCTGGCCGCCCACGCCCGGTGTCGATACGTTCTATGTTTCGACGACGGCGCCGATCAACCTGGGCGACGAGGGATACTCCGGGTTCCCGTTCGTTCCAAATCCAACGCAGGCGGTCTGAGCCATGAAAACGCGGGCCGAGGCAGTCGAAATCGCGCGTTCGTTCATCGGGACGCCTTATGTCCTTGGGGGCCGGATGAAGGGCGCCGGCGTCGATTGCGCCACTTTGCTCGGCTGCTACCTGATTGAGATCGGCACCGCACAGCCGGATCTTTGGGATGGACTCGAGGATCCCTATCGGCACGACTGGTTTTTGCACGGCTCGCACGAGCGCTACCTCCGCGGCCTGGTGCGCTTTGGCGTCGACGGCGCTCGCTCCCTTTGCCTTTGCCGGGCGGACTCGAAAGCTGAGCCGGGCGACCTGGTGCTCTTCCGGGTGATACAGAGCAAAGTCTTCAACCATGGCGCGATTGTGACCTCCTGGCCCCGCGGCGTGCATGCCGGCGTCGACGGCGTGCATGAAATCACCCTCACGACGCATAGGCTCACGGCGTTTCGGCCCATGGAGATCTTTGACCCCTTCGCTAAGATGGAGCCCGCATGACGGTCACTTTCAAAGATCAGGCAGCGCAGCGCCCCACCGCTATGGGTTCGCTTCTGCAGGCCTCGGCGTATGGCGCGACGATCCCGGTTGGGTACGGTCAAACGCAGTCCAACTTGCTCGCCATCTGGGCGGCGAACCTTCGGCAAGGCGGCGCCGGTACCAAAAAGTTCAAGCAACTGAAGAAGGGCATCACTAACTACTGTGAAAACATAGACTTTCTCCTTGGACACAATCCGATCCGCGGCGTGCTCCAGGTGATGAACAATGGGTCGAACGCGCCCCTGGCCTTTCAGGAGCAGTCGTTTGCCGGCGCCGGCGGCCGGCAGTCTTTGACGGTCACGGACCCGAACTTTTACTTCGTGATCGCCGTCACGCTCACCGCGAGCTACAGTTTTTCGGTCGACGATTACGGTGGCCAGGGGCCGCAGACGCTCTCGGGCTCTTGGGAAATCCCGCTCTGGAACGAGCTTGAGGTCGGGCCGGATCCGACCAATCCGATGAGCTACCGGACCTGGCCGTTCTGCTATCGCTGGCAGCAGGGCATGGGCGCCACCGTCTATTTGGACGCCGAGTCGTTCCCGGCCGGCACGGTCAACGTGTATTACGCCCAGCTCACCGCAGCGACCTCGAACCAGCCCCCGATCGCAAGGCTCGCCATGGCCTTCGAGCCCCAGCTCGGCTCGGGCGACGAGTACGCGAACGCCGGCCTTAGCTCTCAGCAGATCGTTTATCCACATTTCGCGGGCCTGCAGAGCTCGGAACTCGACCTCGGGGCCTCGGGCGCGATCCCGCAGCTGAATCCGGAGGTTGCATTTAAGTGGGGGGTGTACTCGAGCGGGGATGCCGATTTTGTGGACATGATCGAGGACATCTATAAGTCGGGCATGGCGCAGGCGGCGATCGCGGCCGAGACCTCCGTGCAGCCCCAGCCGGCGGCGACCCAGATGGAGCGCGGGCTCTCGAGCTACGACCTGCCTGGCACGATCCAGAAGAAGGTCGACGCCAGCGCCACCGTGGGTCTGCCCCCGATGATGTACGACATGCCGAACGCCGCCGGCAATATTCTCATCGCGACGGCCACCGGCTCTGGCACGCTCGGGATCAGCTCGACGAACGGCGAAACCTGGACCAAGGTCTATGGCGACGGGCTCGGCTACCAGGTCTGGTACGCCTATGCGGTCGGGGGTCCGAACACGGTCACCGTCTCCGGCGCGTCGGCTCCCTGGGGCATGGGAATCCTTGAGATCGGCGGGGTAGGCGCTTCCACCGGAAGCACTATCTTCGTTCCGCCAACCACGAGCGGCGCCAGCGCCTCGGCCGGTCCCACAAACACTGCCACCGCCAGCGCAACGGTGGACGGCGGGATGATGGCAGTTAGCGGCGTTTACCCGCCGTTCAACCTCTACGAGAATGTGCACACGGTCCTTGAATGGGGTGGATTTGAGTGGCCTGCTTTGCCAGCCGGTGTCGTGGTCACCGCCATCCAGCCGGTCGTGACCTTTGTTTCGACGCTCACGACTGACAACAGCTCACTGGAGTTCTCTGCCAGCGTCCCATCGGGCTCTTTCCCGCCGCCGCCATTTTCTGGGGTGTGGACCGGCCCCAGCTTCGGCACGACGGCGCCTGCGCTCGAGGCCGCCAGCTTTAATTTTCAGTTCAACGCCACCGTTCAGCTTTCGAACTACTCCGGGAATATGGTGGTCACCCAGGTGGGGTTGCTTGTCTCGTACAGCATTCCCCCGGGCTATCTAGGCGGCGAGACGGTCGACGCCGTGGCGACCTCCTCAAGCGGCCCCGCGCAGGCCTCTAGCAGCGTCGCCGAGGGCCTGCCTGGTTACCTGCTGGCCATCTCGCTTTATCCCGGTGGCGGGGCCTCACCGGTCGCGGACGAGCCCCTGTGGCGCGCGGTGACCCCGGCGAACTTCCCCGGGCGGTCCCCGAGCACATTCCAAATGCAGGAGCGCATCATTCACTCACCTGGTGCGTTCGCGGCTGCGGGAGCAGCTGGCTCGCCGGCTTCGATCTGTCTGCTCGCCATCAAGGCCACCGAGCCGGTGCCCTATCCACGACCGCTCGGGGACTTCGTCGACATCCCGTCCTTTGACCTGGTGCGCGCGCAATGCCGCGCCAACGGCCTCTGGGGCTCGCTCACGATGAATTCGCAGTCGGCGGCGTCGGACTGGATCAAGACGCTCTGCAGCGCTGCCAATGCCGCCCCGGTGTTTCTAGGCGCCAAGTTCTACCTCTATCCCTACTCCGAGGTCTCGGCCGCGGGCAACGGAGCGTTTTACCAGGCGCCCTCGGCCGCCGGGCCCGTCGCCGAGCTCGACGCCGATGCTGGCGACTTCGTACTCTCGGACTGCCCTTCGCTCGATACCGCAGTGCGCATCGATCTGCCGAACGTGCTTCAGATGCAGTGCGTCGACCGCAACGCGAACTATGCCCAGGTCACCGTGCAGACGCCGGATCCGGCCACGCTCGGGCTTTATGGGGTCCGCAAGGATGATCCGGTCACCAACAATGCGGTCCAGGATCCCTCGATCGCGCGCACCATTCTCGGGATCCAAGTGCGGCGCAATCAGTACGGCGGCGATGTGTGGAGCTTCAGAACGACCGCGCGCTGGTCGCTGCTCTCGCCCATGGATCTCGTGACGCTCACCGATGAGCTCCAGGGCATCATCGGGGTCCCGGTCCGAATCACCAGCTACAACGAACAGGACGACGGCAGCTTCGCCGTGACGGCCGAGCCCTTCGTTTACGGGATGTGCGCACCCGCGCTGCTCCCCGCGACCACGCCCGCGCCGACCCCGGTCAATCCCCAGCAAAGCGCCGGCAATGCCAACGCGCCGATCATTTTCGAGCCGACGCCGGGCCTCTATCCCGGCTCGGCCGGCGATGAGATCTGGGTGGTGGTTTCGAGCAACGACGCGAACTATGGCGGCGCGCAGATCTTCGTTTCGACCGATGGCGGCGTGAGCTACAACCCGGCTCCTGGAGGCGCAGACGCGAACTCGAACATCGTGATCGGCTCGGCCGTCACAGGCGAGGTCACTGCCGACTGGCCAGCCGCTGCCGATCCAGACTCGACGAACAACCTCGAGGTCAACCTGGCCGAATCGGACGGGGCGCTTGAGTCCTATTCCACAACGGTTGAAAACAACTTCGAAGTACCGTGCTACGTCGAGGGCGGCGCGCTCATTGTCGACGTGAACGGCACGATCGTGGCTGCAGGCGATCCGCTCCAGGTGAACGTCGCCGGCTCTCCTGTGGGTCTTGCGGGCACCATCGAGGTCGCCGGCTCGGCAGTGGCTTCGCCGAGCGGCGCCGGGTTCGGCTACGAACTCATGAGCTACGCGGTGGCCACGCTCACAGGCCCCAATGCCTACACTCTCGAGGCGACGGGCGTTGGGAACTCCCTGCGCCGTTCGATCTTCCTGGCGCCGAATTCGGGCGGCCCGGGGATCGACCATCCGGCCGGCATGCGCTTCGCCGTGGTGGGCCCGAGCCAGGCGGGAATCCTGAAGATGACCATGCCGCCTGCCTACATCGGCCAGGTGCTCTATTTCAAAATCTGTACGTTCAACACCTTCGGCGCTGCGCTCCAGTCTCTGGCCGATGTGACACCATACATTTACGTGCCCACCGGCGTGCCTGGCGCGGCTTAAGGAGCCAACGATGAGCCTTGCGACGACAGTCAACCTCAACGCCACCACGCCGGCCCCTGCCACCGGCCTGCAGAACGTGGTTTTTGCCGACGACAGCGGCTCGCCAACTGTCAACATCTCAGCCACCGACCCGGTGATGGTGGGCGACTCGGGCTCCGGAGGCAAAGCGGGCAACGTCCCGGCGCCGCCGGCTGGGTCGGCCGCGGCGGGGAAATTTCTCAAGGCGGACGGCACCTTTGCCGTCCCTGCCGGCGCTGGGCTTTTGACGATCAACCCGCAAACGGCGAGCTATGCCGCGCTCTCGACGGACCTCGGCGCCATCATTCAAGAGAACTCATCGTCGGCGGTGACCGTCACGCTGCCAGTCACCTTTTCGACGGGTTTCGCTCTCTGGGTTAAAAACGTCGGGAGCGGGGCATGCACGGTACAGGCGTCAAGCGGGAACATTGACAACAATGCTTCATTTATTCTGAATCAGTGGCAGGCAGCTCAGTTCTACTGGGATGGTTCACTATGGCGAGTTTTAAGCGAATCCTTGGCGGTTTAGTCGTTCTTTGGCCGGCGCTCCTCTGGGGTCAGGTCCAGCAGCCTGCGAACGGCGGAACCGGCAGTAGCACGCCCCCGTCGGCCGGTCAGATCATGGTCGGCCAGTCGACTGGAAAGTACGCGCCTAAAACGGCGACCGGATGCACCATCTCGGCCGCCGGCGTCTTTAGCGGTTGCGGCGGCGGGGGCGGCCTGAACGGCGTAAACGTTCAGACCGGCAGTTACACGGCCGTCTCAGGGGACAATAACAAGGCCATCCTGTTCAACTGCGCGGCGGCTTGCGTACTCACGCTGCCCACCTCTGTGCCTGCCGCGCCGTGGACGATTTTTGTCTCGAATGAGGGCGTTGCGGCGTTTTCCGTGCTCCCCACGAGCGGATCGAGCCTGCTGAGCGCGCTGGGCGTAGCGCTCGGCACCGGCTCGCTGATTCCAGGGATGGGCGTCTCGATTTGGTCAGACAGCACCAACTACCACGTGAACGAAGGCGGGATTATCACCGGGAGCAATGTGGTTCCCACGCTGGTGCAAAGCAAGCTGGTGGCTGACTGCACGAGCGGCGGTCCCCCGTGCACCTCGATCACTCTGACCGCGAACGTGAATCCAGGCGATGCGCTCGTCGTCGAGCTCATGCACAACGACGGCACCGGCACGCCCACAATCAGCGACGCCCAGGGGGACACCTTCACCCTCGCCAACAGCAATCTGCTCTCCGGCGAATTCGATATACAGCAGTTTGTGGCCTGCGGCGCGGTGGGCGGCTCTACGACGGCCACGATCAACGGCGTAACTAACGGCTACAACATCGTGTCGGCTTATGAATTTGCCAACGTCGCTAACTCTTCCTGCATCGATGCCCACACCATAGCCTCAGCGACCCACACTTTTGCCTCTTCGCAAACCCTGTCGACCGGATCGATCACGACGACGGTAGCCAATGACCTGATTTTCGTCTCCGGCAGCAATCGCGGCGCGGGCGTGGCGACCATGACGGAGGCAAACGGCTATATTGCGCTGCAGACCTCCGGATATGTGGATGCGGCGCTTAGCTACACGAGTTTCTACGGGACCAAGGCTGGCGCCGGAAGCCTCTCCGACACGATAACCTTTGTGACGGGCGGCCTCTACAACATGCAGGCTGGGATCCTGGCGCTCAAGCCGACGACGAATTCCACCGCGTTCACAGTGGGCGACATTTTCATCGTCGGACCGGGCGGCAACGTTGTACGCCTGCCCGCAGGGCCCGTCGGCGATCCTCTCACCGGCAACGGCCTTAGTGCGATGCCGAGTTATCAGGCTCCTTCGGTGCCTGCGCAGTACAAGAAATGGTACTGCGGCGACGGCGTCGGCGGAGGAACGGCGGCGCTTGCGACGGGCACCTACGCCACAAATCAGATTTGCCAGAACAAAGACGGGGTGACCTGGACAATCACGGGCGCAACGTGCTCAGTGGACGCGGGGACCGGTACGACCATCACCATCACGGACGGAAGCGGGAACAACCTATTGGCCTCGACTTTGACCTGTGCCAGCGGTTTTGCGACGGCGATCGCCCCCGGAAGTACCACGACGATCAGCTCTGGCGGCTACATCAAATGGACGCCTTCGCCCGACGGCACGGCAAACACTATTACGGTGGAAATCTATGGAACGAAATAAGAAGTGGCTTGCAGGTTTCCTGCTCTTATCTGTCGCGGCTCTCGCGCAGAACGTGGGGCCGGGGCGGCACAGGGTTGCGGTCGCAGCGGGCCCTGCGGTCTGCATCAATTCGCCGGTCTGCGCGTGTGTCGTCGTAGGGTCTCAGCAGCGGGAATTTTGCACCAGCACCCAGTCTGCCTGGCATGCAACGACCAACGGCGCGAACATCACGGTCGAAGCCATCGGCGGCGGCGGCGCGGGTGGGGCATCAGGCTGCTGCCAGTCGAGCGGCGGCGGCGGAGAATACTGCAAGTCCATCTCTGTCAGCTACGCGTCAGGGGCGAACATCACCGTGACCGTGGGCGCAGGCGGTGTTGGGGGTGCGAATGGCGTCACGTCCACGGCTGGCGGCCAGAGCTCCTTCGGCTCCTCAGTGATTGCAAAAGGGGGAGGGGCAGGCGGCCCCGCGGGCACGATTAGCGGCGGAACAGGCGGCACGGGCACCTGCGTAAACGGCGGCAACGGCTTTGGGAACGGGAATCATATCCCCGGTGGCGCTGGGGGCGCTGGCGGCCCGAACGGCGCGGGCGCAAACGGTGGCGCGGCATACGGGCTGTCGAATGCGGTCGGTGCCGGCGGCGGCGGGTCTGGCGGAGGAAGCGCCGGTATTGAATTTGGCGCTGGAGGGGCTAACTACACCGGCAGCGTTACGGGCGGCGCGGCGGGCCTCGTCTCAGCCAACGGAGGGAACGGCGGCGGAGACGCAAACGGCGCTTCAGGCGGCGGCGGCGGCGGTTCCAACACGGGCCTGTATGGCGGAAACGGCGGCGCGGGTCTGGAGTGGGGCGCTTACGGCTCTGGAGGCGGCGCGGGGGGCGCGGGCAGCAACGCAGGCAACTCCGGCGGCAATGGCGGCACGGGCGGCCTGTACGGCGGCGGCGGGGGCGGCGGTGCCTATAGCGCAGGCAGCAGCGGCAATGGCGGCCACGGGATCGTGGTAATCACGTACACTCCATAGGCGCGGCGATGACGAACGGGACGCGAGGCGTGGACGACCGGGCGGAAGTGAAGCGGATCGTGCTGCGGCTTGACGCGTTGCAGGCTGCGCTGGCGAAAGAGCCGCCGCACGCGCTGTGCGAGGGCTGGATCCTGAAACGGCTTGACGACTGCATCGCGCGCATCGAGGCGCTGAAAGTAATGAACCAACGAATGAGGACACTATGAAAATGCGGAACGTTTTGCTCACCCTGTCGGCTTTGCTCATCCTGGCCGGCTTCGCGCCGCGGGCTCAGGCCCAGGCGGCAAATGAAACCCTCACGATCATCGATAGCAGTTGTACGACGGCCCAGCCCTGCGCGCTCGAGCTTTATCGCGCCGCGCTCGCGACGGGCACGACCTCTTGCCCAGCTCCTGGGAGCTCGGCGTACACGGCCCTGACGAGCACGCAGGTGGTCGCCACCGGCATGGTCAATACCGCCTGGACCTACGCAGATTCGACGATCCTTGCTGGCACGACCTACTGCTACTACGCGACCGTAACTCTTGCCTCCGGAGGCGCGGCGTCTCGTCCATCGGCTTTCTTTGAGGCATCGATCCCGTCGCCTGCAGCGCCCACGATCTCGGGCTCGTACGAGGCATCAAGCCCGTTGGCGAGTGCTCCTGCAACGACGCGGGCGGGTGTGACAGGGAGTTCGGCGCCGGTTCAGGCTCCGGCTCCCAAGGCGCCTAGCTTGCCGACGGTCTCAGGGACCTACAACCCGGCGAAACCATAATTGCCGTAGGAGTCTTCTTTTTGAAGGTCAAGGAGCAAACGTGGCATATCGGGGCTTGGACCGCGGGGCAGTCGTCTGCAATTCGTCGGAGGATTGCCCATTGGAAGATAAGGTCAACAAAATGTTCACCGATCTTTACGTTGGGGCAGACAAGGAGAATCCTTCAATGAGCTCGCGGCTTTTGCTGGTCGAGGACGCTGTGGCGCGATTCACGAAAAATTCAAATAAAGCTATCTGGCTGCTGGTGAGCCTGCTGGCAGCTGCAGCCATCAACATCGGCCTGCACTTTGTGGGGAAGTGAGCGCGGTTTTTAAAGGGGAAGTGAATGATGAGCAGACTTGTTGACACAGAACTTGGGCAGTTCCGAGAGGTCACCGATGGAACTTCTTGCTCGTTTTTGTTCGAGTGTCCTGATTGTCACGAAATGCTGCCCATGGACGAGGAAATTCTGGCAGGTCGGGCACCGATAGACCATGAATCGCGGGTTCACGGTGCTAGATTCTGCACATTTGCGGGCACACGCGAGTTTGGACGAACACTGGTTGCGACCATGCAATCCCTCATCGTGATGGGATATAAGCCTCATCACGATGAGGGGCAAGATCGCTGGCAAAGCAACGGAAGCAACGGGTACTAGGGACTCAAGTCCCTTTTAAAGGGAATTATATACTTGACTTCCGTGGGCCATGAATCAGCCCCACTGCTCGGCCATTGCGTCAGCAATGCCTGGGTCGGTGATTGAGCGCCGTTGCTGTCGGGTAAGACCGTTCTTGATTCCAGGAGATTCATAATGCACCCTCGGTACTCTTCCATCGACGATGTTGGACGGCTGGAGAAGCGGCAAACCTTTCAGCCAAAGACACGTCCCTTTGATCTCGCCATGCCCGAACTGCCAAGGCTGGATGATCTGATCTGGCTTGCGCCAACGTGTAGACATCAGGCCGATGGGATTTTCGATGGCGATCTTCGGAATATCGGCATTGGCGAAAAGCATGAACAGGTCTATCGCCTGTATTTGCTCGTCCTGCCGATCCTTCCACCATCTAGCGCCGCTAACGGTCAAGTGGGTGCAAGGCGGATGGGCAATCATCATGTCCCACTGGTAGGTGTACGGAAGCAAGGCATCCCAAGCGTCACCTACGATATGGAACTCGCTCCCATCCGCAGCCGGAAGAATATCAAGGGACCACGCATCATGGCCCCGCTCACGAAAGGCGCGTCTGACCGCGCCAGAGAACTCACACGCGATCAGGATTTTCAAGTTTCTTCTCTTTCCGCTTCCGTTTCCCGGCTGCTTTGCTCTTCGGTTTTGGCTTATAGGCCAGTACAACATCGGTTATCTTGTCCAACACTTCGGGCGTTTCTTTCATGCTGTCAACCTCTTGTAAGTCAAACGTTGTCCATCAACTGCGGCGATGAACGAATCCAGCCGAGCCAAGGTGTGATTGGCCACATTGCCAGCGTTCAGCCGGAAGGTGACTTCATTGACGTACCGCGCAACATGCTTTGCGCTGACGTGGTGCCAAGTGCCGTAGACGCCGCGCTTTTAAAGGTCCATCAGGTGCGCCACTGCGACCGTGACCAGCGTGCTCCTCAACTTGCCGGCCGCCTCGAGGAGTTTATATTCGTCGCTGGCGCGCTTCATTACGATGGGGAGGATGTAGGCGGCCCCGCGCTCTGCTTCCGAGATCAATGGACCCATGTCGATTGTCCTGGCTTGCAGCAGGCGCGCCAGATCGTCTATTTCAGATGCGGTGAGAGTGCTCGGCGGCCCCACTTTCGTTAGCAGCTCATCCATCTCCGGGGTGTGGTAATGGGTCAACTCCTTGATCAGGATGGCCTGGAAGGCGGCTGAGATCGGAACTACGGCCTGATCTACCAACGCCAGTTTGCCTTCAAGCGAGGTCACTCGCAGCGCCACCGTTTCCGCGGCTTTAGTCGCAGCCGCCGCCTTGGCGTGGCTGGCTTTTCTCCCCACCCAGTACAAGGTGGACACGAAAACCAGAGCCGCGCCGAAGATGGCATTCAGCAGCGTGAGCAACTCAGTTTCGTTCAAGGGCCACAAAGGCGGTATCCCTCTCTTCGCGCATTTTATATAACCCATGTTTCCGCGGTGTCTGCGAGGTTCATGGGGATGGTTGGGACCGACCAGAGCAGCCTGGATCCGGAGGGGATTTAGCGGAACAGCCCCAGGAGATAGCAAACGAGCAAGATCAGGAGAATGGTTCCGAGGCCGATGCCGGCGCCGCCACCGCCGCCCCAGCGGCTGTACCCGTAGTAGCCGCCGCCGCCACCGAAGACCAGAAGCAACACGATAATAAGAATGATCAGCATTTGAGCCTCCTGCCCGATTGTACATTCGACCGGGTTTGGGCTAGGCGGCTTGCTCGTTCTCGATCTGGCTGCGCAGCCACAGGCGCTCGAGAATGGCGTCCGGATCCAGGCGCTCCTCAGGCTGGCGCTCGGCCATGGCGCGCAGGCAAACCGCGCAGTAGACCTGGCCTGGCTCGACGGGGGAGCCGCAGGCGATGCAAGGGTAGGCAACGCGGCCGGTACGACGGGGCTGGGCTTCGCAGTTCATGACCATTCCGGTGCTCCCTTCGCCTGAAAGGTTAGCACGGAATTGTGGAAGTTTGCTAGGCCAGAATTCTCTTAAACGTCACCGCCCAGACCCAGGGGTTGCCCGCCCAGGGGTGGCTCTTACCGTTGATCGCGTCCCATAGCTCGGCGAAGCCTTTGCGGTGTTCATCAGGGTCGCCATCCCAACCAGGATGCGGGTGCGTCTCGAACCAGACCCCAACGCCCTCTCCCGCAGCGTCGTTTTCACTGATCTCCTGCAGGCGCTGTGCGCGGACCTCGATCACCTCGAGCAGGATCCGGCTGGCCCAGCGCGGCATGAATAGGGGCGTCACCCAGCCGTCCACCTTTGCGGCGGCCTTCGGTAGCACGTACGCCGGGTCGCAGTTCAGCGTCTGTTCCCCGCCATCGGCCGCATAGTGCAGGTGCATCGTGGAGAGGCCGGCCCCAGTCCATGTCCCTGTCCAGGTCTCCCGGACCCACAAGCGATCGCCTTCCTGGCCGTAAGGGCAACGGCCGTACCAGGCCATCAGGTCACGCCGCGCACCCTGCCAGTTATTAGGCTCGCCGGCGAACGGCCGGTAGACGCTCCTGGTGCCCACCGGTGGCTGTGGCTTAATGACACGTCTGGTCTGGCTCTTTCGATCCTCGAGGATGGCGCGCACCATCGGCCCGGAGAACAGGATGGGCCGTTCGCTCACCGCCCTCTCTGCGGTGCGCTCAATTGACAGCACGGCCGGCTGCCACTTCTTTTTGGTGGAACTCCCGGAGGTTGCTAGGCGTGCCCTTCGGCTTCGCTGGCTTCGCCCCCTTGCCACGTTTGGCCGGTCCGGTGTCCTTCGGTGGCTCGGCTTCGCCCGTGGCCTCCTGGAGGCCCGGCGTCGCTGGCATGGTGGTCTCTGGGGCAGATTCCCCAGGTTCCGGGGCCTCGAGGGGCAGCTCGCCGGTCTCGGCCACCGGCCCCTCGTCCGGCTTGCCGGCTGGGAACGTCATGTAGACCTCTTCACCGGCCATTTCGCCAGCCCAGGCCCAGAACTCCCGCGCGAACGAGAGGTAGAGCTTGAACTGCAGCTCGACCTCGGGCTCATCGGGCTTGCCGACGCGGGTCACCTTGAAACCGCGCAGCGACGCCGAGGCGATCTTGACGGCGCGCTTGGTGAACATCTCGCCATCTTTTTTCTCGTTCGTGAAGGCGATCGCCAGGTCGCTCATCTCCTGGACCTCGGGCTCGACGTCCGAGTACTTTTTCGAGACGTCCTCGTAGGCGCGCGCCACCCAATCAGGCAGGGTGCCCATGGACTCGCCGGTGAGGGGCATGCGCATCTGGACGACGATGCGGCCGTTCGAGCTCTGTTTGGTCACGCTGCCGAGCAGCACGCGCTGGAGGCCTGCGGATAAGATCCCGTTGGTTTTCATGGATTGTCCTTTCGGGTTGTGGAACAACTTGAGTCGAAGGGTAGTTTATGCTGACCATCGCCAGAAAAGCCAGTACTTTTTTCCACAATCTGGATCTGGCCGCCGGTGGCGATGGCTCTGTCGCGATGGATGGAACAGACGTCGATCGTGTCATTCAGGCGCTTCAGGCCGCCTCCGGCGTCGCGCAGGCCCCAATAGGGCGGACTGGTGACCACGCAGTCGATCGACTCGGCCGGCATTTCGGCCAGCACATCGAGGACGTGGCCCTGGCGGATATCGATCACACTCACGCCCGTCCTGCTTTCACCAACTCTAGGAACTCTGTCAATTCCCGGTGGATGTCCCTCATGGTTTCGAGGTCGGCCGGCGTGGTTTCGCCGCCCGCGGAGAGCTCGGCCATGACCCGAAACAGGATCATGTACGCGCCGCCGTAAAAAGCCCGGCGCATTTCCAGCTTCTGGATGGCCGGCGCGTCAGGCCGGAGCGTCATGCGCACGAACTCGTTCCATTGTTCGAGCACCAACATTCTGCGCGTCATAAAAGGCTCCCCTGGGCGATCCGGATCACGATCACGGTTCTGGGGTTGGTGCGGTCGATCCGCCGGTACCCGTGGATCTCCGCCACCCTTTTGTCGTCGTCAATTGCCCCGCAGCCGTGCTGCTCGGCCAGGGAGTCGAGGATACACTTGGCGAAATTGTCGACGTCATGGATCCGGGCATCCTGGAGGAACACGACGTAGCTGATCGAGTAGTCCTCAGCCCGCAGCTGCTCCCCGCGGGCGAACACGGCCACGTCTCGGAACCAGGCTTTTGCCTTGGCGGTAAGGTACCAGAGCGCGACCGGCTTCCGGCCGCGCGCAGAAACGATGCGGTACTTTTTGTATTCGTTCACGCTCGGCGGGATGCCGGGCACTTCAATGCGCAGCTCGTTCATAGGCTCTCGACTCTCGCGGGCGTGATGCCCCGTTTTTTGGCTCGTTCCAGGATCAGCAGGCAGCGGTCGACGTCGATCAATGGCCCACCCTCGATTAACTCGTATTGCCGGCAGGAGTCAAGCGCAAGCGCCCACGCGGCAGCGTCGGCCGCCGCCTAGCATTCCCGTGGCGTGCGCGGCATCCTGGGCGCCGGCTCGATCGCCTTGATGCTCACCGCGCCTCCGGGAACTGCCTGTGCTCGACGCCATCGAGCAGCGCGCCGGCGGCTTTTTTGCCGATCCGGCGGGCAACCCATACCCGATCGTTGCTTCCGGCGTTCAGTTGAATGACGTCGCCAGCAGTCTGGACGGCCGGTATCTCGATCCATTCGCCCTGTTGCTTAAAGAAAAATGGCACGCCGGCTGCCTTGCATTGATCGCGCAGGCTCCGGGCCCAGTCCGGGTGCATGGGCCGCGCCTGGGGTCCGCTTTCGCCGCCGCAGATTACCCAATTGAGGCCTTCGCCGAGCCGTTCGTTGAGTGATGTATGAGAGCAGGTTTCGCCGCATTTTGGACACGAAAACCCGTAATCGTCCGGGTCTGGTTCGTCGCGCATTGCAGCGCCCTCTAGACCGCGCCAACCACATTCGCATTCCAGGCCCTCTTCACCCCACTGAGCCAAAGAAACCGGCCCCAGCAGCGGCTCGGCCGAAATGAAGCGCACGGCCGCCGGCGTCTTCAGCAGCAGCGGGATCCGCTCATCGGCCGCGGCCTGGTTTTCGACGCTCACGCCCAGCCAGACGTTCGGAAGCGGCCCCGCGTTGATTAGATCCTCGATGGCTCCAGTTGCGCATGGCGAAGCCTTGGGCGAATCCCACCAATCCGTGCGCGCCATGGCGAGAGAGACGCTGGCGGCTCGCGTGTCGAGCCTGTAGCAGTACTCGAGCATGCGCTCGGGGCGCTTCGTGAGGATCTGGAAAGTGTGTTGCTCGGCCAGCGCCATCACGGCAAAAATGCGATCGATCAACTCATCGCTCACGCCGGGGTGAAAGAGGTCGCTCATGGAGTTCACGAAGACTCGCCGCGGCCGGCGCCAGGAGAGCGGTTGGAGCAGCTGCCTGGTCTCGACGATCTTGCCGGTCCATTGCGCGTGACCGTTTGTCATGACTGCGAGCCCTGAGTACACGCTGGGCTTGCCCTGGCTGAAGCGTCCAGCGATGCCCTCGGCGTAGCAGTGCCGGCAGCCCTCGCTCACCCGGCTGCAGCCCAGGATGGGGTTCCAGCTGGCGTCCGTCCATTCGATCTTTGTTTTGGAGCTCACGCGATGGCCTCCTGACGCGGGGCCGGCCTGGTGCCCACGTAGGACGGCCACTTCCTCCGGATCTCTTCGTCGGTGAAGCCACGCTCGTCGGCGATGCGCCAGAACTCCTCGATCCGTTCCCGGTCGGCCCGGGCCTGGGCGCTGTTCTGGCTGGCTTCGTCGCGTGCCCTGAGTATCCGGCTCTTCAGGTCGGCCGGCCTGGGCATCGTCGAGCCTCGGGGCATCAGGCTGCCCTGGGTGGGCTCTGTATCGTTCCACCAGCCGGACAGGGCCGCGGATACCTCATCCCTCGAGAAAGCCTGCAGGACGTCCTGCCAGGCGGCGCTGGCGAGCGGATCCTCGCGGCGTCCGGCCGCGGCGCAGGCTTTCTTGTAAATCGCGAGCAGCTGTTTTTCAGTCATCGGAAACTCCGTAGAGAAAGGCTCTTTCGGTCGCGTCCATGCCAGCATCTTGCTTCCAGCCACCATCCTGCAACCAGAAATTCCACTTTTGCGGGCCCGCATTGCGCATGCGCTCCAACAGGCGCCTGGTGGCCTCCGCGAGCGAACAGCCCTCATCCTTGGCCAGCAGTTCGATTGTGTCGCCGGTTTTGACCTTGAGGGCGTAGCCGGCCGGAATGCTGGCCTGTTGAAGCACGAAGCCGGCGTACTGCAAAATCGTCATCCCCTCCGGGATGTTGGCTTCGGGGTCTTGGTTGAAATCGTCGGGCTCGAACGAGGGGCGCGTTCCCCTTGCCTCTGCCTCTGCATCTGCCTCTGCCTCTGCCTGTGTGACATCGTTGGACAAAATTGGACTGTCTCGGACAAGTTGGACCGGTGGAGACGTTTTTGACCGTTTTCGCTGGTCGCGTTTTCGGTCGCGGAAATAGGCCCGCCGGCTCTCCTCATCGACCAGGTTTCGGTAGTGATCGTAGTTGACGATCTGCCATCCCCAGGTACGATGTGAATCGAGGCGAAGGAGACGCCGCCCCTGCTCCTCAATCGATCGGCTTAATGGGTCGGGCTTTGAAAGCTCTTCGATTGCGTGTTTTACGATCTCCTGGGGAACGTTTGTGCGGCGGCTGATGGCATCCACGGTCATGTCGACCACGCCTTCACGGTCGGCCAAAACAAGAAAGTCCATGAACATGTGCCGGACCGCGTAGTCTCGTGCGATGCTCGAATCAAAGATTTGGGAGAAGACTTTAGCAAACATTTTGCCAACGCTAGTCGGGTGGTCTGGGAATGTCAAGGACATTTAGCGGTGGAATTCACAGGCTTATGTGGAAACTGTGGAAGGCTCAGGCTTAACTACTCGCCGGGCTCCTTCGCGCGGCCCGCGCTTGGGTTGGCTCATGATCCGGATCCGCTCGAGCAGGTCGGCTGGCTGGCATTCGCGCAACACTGCGATGGCCTCCGGAGGGCAGCTTTCGGCTCTATCAACCAGCAACAGCACGGGAACATCGGGGCGCGCCCGTTTGAGCCGCGGGACCAACCACGCGCCGTCGACCACATGCGGGCAATCGTTCACTAAAACCAGGTCTATGCTCTGCGGTGCGATATAGGCCTTGAGCGCCTCGGCGGTGTTCCTGGCGGCGATGACTCTGTAAGCGTAAGTCACCAGCAGAAACCGACGCTCTGCAAGCGTTTGCTCATCCTGATCAACCAAAAGAATAACGCGTTTCGGCCTCATGCTTCGCCTTTCAGCGCGGCCTCGACGGCGTCCAGGGCGGCTTCGGCGCTGGTGATCCATCCAAGCTCCGGCTCCTTCAGTTCCGAATAGTCGTAGAGCTCGCCCTGCTGGCATGGCGGGCAGTACGATTCGCAGAGCGTTTGCAGCTGTTCATCCAAAACGGGCAGGGCTAGTTTGAGCGCAGCTGTTTGCTTTCGAATGGCCTCGCGAGCAGCAATCACTTCGGCCACCAACTCAGTCAATTCGCGCGGCCTGATCTGTGCTGGAATCCGGCCATCGGTCCTGCTGGCGCGGGACTGCAGCCCGCGCAATTTCATTTCGTCGAGCATTTTGGTTTCCCTCAGTTCAGCAGCCGGCCGACGCACTCGACCGATACCAGCCTGGCTGCCTTCATGGTGACGTAGTCACTCGAATCGGATAGCTGCGAGGCGATGAAACTAGCGATCGAGCAGTCGTCGGGCGCGCGGAAATGGAAGTACTCGACCTTGTTGCTGATGGTCAGTTTGGCGCGCCACAGGTGCGTTAGCTCCGGTGACGGGTTCGGTGGAGAGCTCTTACCCACAGTCATTCTCCTTCGTCGGTGGCATGGTTTTCTACCGGCTTTTACCGTGAATCTCCAACACTTCCCACCGCCTTGATTCCTAAATGGTTTAGTTCGATCTCTGGCCCTTGCTTATCCCAAGATTTACCGGAGCCTCAAAACGGGATGTCGTCGTCCGAGATCTCGGGGTTCATGCGATGGTCTGGCGGCTCGGTCTGGTCCCAGGCATCGGGCGCCTCGGGCTTGCCTTCGGGCTCGCCGGCCCCAGGCGCCGGCTCTTCGAAGATCTGCCCATCGATCTTGCTGCGCAGCCAGCCGGGGAGTAGTTGGTAGGTCGACGTGTTCTCGGGCGTGTAAAGGAGCGCCGTGCCCTCGCAGATGATGGCCTTTGGGTCGATGCCCTTCGGAACTGGCCCGATGCCGGAAATGTTCGCGTAGGTTCGTTTCTCTTTTTTCGTGTGCATGACCATCAGCATGCATGGGCATCCGATGACAGTTCCAATATCGAACTTCGCGGCTTCCTCATCGGAAAATTCCAGGCCGCGCCAGGAGGCCAGCAAGTGTCGCAGGTTGGCCTTTTCGTTCATGGACGCGGTGTAATCCTGGCCGATGAGGCGCGGCGCGTTCACCTTTTTGCCGTCCTTTTCGAACTGGTAGCGTTCGTTGGGCAGCTGAAACCGCAGGTAGACTTTGGGCTTTGGGTCGGGGAAACGGCCGGAGCCTGGCTGGATGCCGAGCCACACGATCATGTCGCAGACGGCGATGTGGGAGCCGGCTGGCACCGGCTCGATTTCGATGGATGTTTTCACGGGAAGCGTCCAGGGTGACATCTAAACCTCTTCGCTTTCTAAATCGTCTTTGATGCATTCCAATACGGAGGCGGGAAGGCTTTCAAGTTCGGCGTAGCTGAGCCGTGACCACCATGCCCAGCGGTCGGCGTCGCTGAGCCCTGACCACAATGCCCTGCGGTCGGCGTCGCTGAGCCGTGACCACCATGCCCAGCGGTCGGCGTCGCTGAGCCCTGACCACCATGCCCAGCGGTCGGCATAGCTGAGCCCTGACCACAATGCCCTGCGGTCGGCGTCGCTGAGCCGTGACCACCATGCCCAGCGGTCGGCGTCGCTGAGCCGTGACCACAATGCCCAGCGGTCGGCATAGCTGAGCCCTGACCACCATGCCCAGCGGTCGGCGTCGCTGAGCCCTGACCACAATGCCCTGCGGTCGGCGTCGCTGAGCCCTGACCACAATGCCCTGCGGTCGGCGTCGCTGAGCCGTGACCACCATGCCCAGCGGTCGGCGTCGCTGAGCCCTGACCACAATGCCCTGCGGTCGGCGTCGCTGAGCCGTGACCACAATGCCCAGCGGTCGGCGTCGCTGAGCCCTGACCACAATGCCCAGCGGTCGGCGTCGCTGAGCCCTGACCACCATGCCCAGCGGTCGGCAAGCAATTTGTGAATCGCTGCAACGAGTTTTGCTTTTGTCATGGCTTAGTCTCCCATCCAGCGCGAGGCGTGCAGCTCGGCGATCTCGGCCGCGGAAAGCAGCGGCGTGTGGTATTTCGCGTAGAGGGCTTTGGCGAACGCGGCGTCCTTTTTCGTCTTCCGGATGATCTCCCAGCCTGCCCAGCAGAGGGCCACGTAACCGAGGAAAAGAGAAGCGATCAGCGTGGTGATTTTCATTGTTTGGCTCCTGGGTTTTTCATCCGGTTGTGCATCAGGTCGAAGCGCAGCTCGGCGAGAATGTTGATCGCCTCCTGGTTGTGGCAGGCTTCCGCGGCGTGCAACAGGACGATGGCTGCGGCCTCGGGTTCGTTGCGCTTGCCGGCGTTGACTTCGAGAATTTCAATGCTGGTCATGTTTTCCACATTGCGCTTAGTTCCACACAAACGCAAGCATTATTTTTCCACAATGCTTGGCACTTTTGGGGTATACTGCCGTCCATGGCTACAAAAGCACAGCTCGCCGCGGTCCAGAAGTCGCTGCTGGCCAGGCGTCAAAAGCTGGTGAAGCAGGGGCTTTGCCGCGACTGTGGGCTGAATCCCATTGCCGCCCAGGTCGGCAAGCGCAAGCCGACGCTTTGCAAGGACTGTCGGACAAAGCGTCGGGACCGGGAAGCGCGCCGGCGGGCCATCCCGGCCGGAGAGGCGCCGCAATAATGGACGTTTTTTATGCCCTTCGTTGGCTTTGGCGGTTCTTCCGCGGGCGCTGCCCTCAGCACAATGTTAAATATGCTGACAGTCGATCCGGCGCCTGTGGGGCCTGTATGAAGGAGTTCGGGCCGCATCTTCAGCGGGGGTCCATGTGGGATTGAGGGCGTCGTCGTCTAATCACGCGCGCTGGGGACTGGATCCGAAGCAGCGGCTCCATGGCGACATTGTCCGGGGTCTCAGGCTTCGGTGCGACGCCGGCTCGCTTGAGGAGGCTCTGAGGCGCCACCAGGCCGATGGGCACGATCGCACCCGATGCCGGGCATGTGCGGATCTCGAAAGGAAGGCCGCGAATGGCTGATTTCCCGGTCTGCTATGCCTTCGTGCTGGCGAACGAGGACTATAACCCGCCCCGGTACCAGACGGAGCCCGATCCGACCAAAACGGACCCTTTGGCGCTGGCCATCTCCGGCATCAACAGCGTGGCCTTTCCCGAGGATTTCGAAGCAGTGTTTGAGATCCCTGTCTCCCAGCGCGCGCCGGCCGTCCAGGCGTTCTACCAGAAAACGTATTGGAATGCCTGGCTCTCCCGGCTTGATAACCCGATTGCCATGCGCGTGATGGACGCCGAGGTCAACTCGGGAGGCGATGGCATCCGGCTCCTGCAGCGGGCCTGTAACGCGCTCGGCGCGAAGCTCGAGGTGGACGAGGCTTGGGGGCCGCTCACGGTCGCCGCAGCGCAGGCATTGAACCAGGTCGCCCTGGTGGGCACGTTCAAATCCCTGCGCGTTGACTTTTACATTTCGCTCGGCGGTCCGGACGTCGAGGCTTGGATCGCGAGGGCGCGAAAATGAGCGATGTCGAGATCGGCTTCGGGCTTTTATTCGGGCTGGGCGCGCTTTTTGCGGTTGCGCTCTACCTGGACACCAAGCGTATGCTTTGACAGGAGAGAAACCTATGAACCGCAGAACCTTGTTGAAATCCGCCGTGAAGCTGGGCGGCGCTGCTATGGCGATCGGCATCCTCACGCTGTTCGCGGGCTGCAACGACCAGGCGACAATTTCCGCGCTTTTGCGCGAAATGTCGGCTGCATGGATGGACTTCGAGAATTCGCTCGGAAAGAGCGTTCCGGTTTCGATCACGACGGCCTTTAGCGCGGCCGTTGCGGCCGTGAACGCCTGGGTGCCCGGCACGCCGTCGCAGGATGTCGTCCAGGTGCTTCAGGATCTCGCCAAGGGCATCAGCAGCTTCGCTGGGCTCGCGGGCGGCCTTACGGGTCTCGAGGCGCTGGCTGTGAGCATTATTCTCTCGACGGTGGCCACGATCATCGAAACCATCGACCCGAATGCGGTACCCCCGGTGGTTTCGGCGGCCCAGGCCACTCTCCGGCACATGGCCACGCCGCCGCCCGCCAGCCCACCGCCGGCGCTTTCGAAGAACCTCCGGCGGGGCGCCATCCGGGCCGCCGACATCAAAAAGCAGTTCGAGATCCAGTGGCTGGCAGTCACGGGAAAAAAGCCAGCTTAACAAGTTCGTGCGGGTCATGGCACTAACTGCATGCCAGATGGGTTGCAGCTCGGGGCCCGCGCGATCCTTTTTTGTGGGGTAACCATGGTCGACCATTCACGGATGAAGCTCGGGCGGCGGTCCATCAGGTACGATTCGCGCCAACTGATGCTCGCCCGTTACACCCAGGCTCTTGAGCCGCCGCCGGTCGCCGTCGATTGGATGAAGGGCATCACCGAATGGGGCATGATGCTGAACGGGCCGGATCCGGCCAATCCGCCCCGGCTTGCCGAAGGTCTCGGCTGTTGCACCATCTCCGCCTGTGCGCACGCCGTGCAGGTCTGGACCGCGAATCTGGGCAGGATGGTCACGCTTCCCGACGACCTGATCGAGGGGGCCTACGAGAAATGGGACGGTTACGTTCCGTTCTACCCTTCGACCGACCAGGGCGGCGTGGAACTGGACGTGCTCAATGCCTGGCGGAGGAACGGCCTTGTCGGGCACCAGCTCGCGGCGTTCGCGGATCCCCACCCATCGAACCTCGAGGAAGTCAGGCAGGCAATCAGCCTTTTTGGCGGCGTTTACATCGGCCTGGCGCTACCCATCACCGCCCAAAGTCAGGATATATGGGACGTGGGTTCGCCTGACGACCCTGATGCCGAGCCGGGCAGCTGGGGCGGCCATTGCGTTTATGTTCCGAAGTACGACGCCTACGGCTTTACCTGCATCACCTGGGGTGCCCCAAAGCAGATGACGCTGGATTTTTGGAACGAGTATTGCGACGAGGCGCATGCGCTCTTGAGCAACGACTGGCTGAGCGCGAAGGGCTCGCCGGGTGGATTCGATGTGGCGCAGCTGAAGGCCGATCTCGAGCAAGTCACAGCGTAACGGACTCTCGCCGGTGGAAACATGAAAAATAAACCGCAGAATTTTGCGGACTCCCATAAAAGTGCTGGTGCGCCGAAAAAGGTCTTGAACGCCGGTATGATCCAGATCATGGCGATGAAGGGCCTTACGCAGGAGGACTGCGCCGCTGTGTTTGGATGCTCAGCCGACACAATTTACAGAAATTACGCGAAGGCATTCGCGATTGGCCGGCAGAAGTGCATGTCCTCGTTGCGCAGAAAGCAGTTCGAAATGGCCATGAAGGGCGACCGGACCATGCTGGTGTGGCTGGGCAAGAATTTGCTCGGGCAGAAGGATCGTCATGAGCTTACCGGCAAAGACGAGAGCCCACTGATTCCCGAGGTCGACCGTGAGGAACTGATTGGCAAGCTACTCGGTACTGGACCAACTTCGGCAGCAAAAAGAGTTCAGTAGGCGGCTCGCTCGGCTTTCGGACCAGGAACTCTACGCGCTGCGTTTCGACTGGCAGCTCAGTGCGCGGCCCAATCAGCTGGCCCCCGCGTGGGATTGGGCCACCTGGCTCGTTCTCGCGGGTCGAGGATATGGAAAATCCCGCGTGGGCGCAGAGAACGTCCGACAATGGGTCAAAGACGGTTTTAATCGCGTCAACCTGGTTGCGCCCACAGCCGACGATCTTCGAGACGTCATGGTTGAGGGGGAGTCGGGCATCCTGGCTGTTTGCCCGCGCGACGAGCGCCCAAAGTACCGAGTATCGAAACGCCGGCTGGACTGGCCAAACGGCGCGCGTTCATTGCTTTTTACAGCCCAGGAACCGGATCGGCTGCGCGGCAAGCAACACACAAAACTGTGGTGTGACGAACCCGCCTCATGGCAGTACGATGTCGACGCGTGGGACCAGGCGCAGTTTGGTCTGCGACTCGGGACCAATCCCCAAACGATTGCCACGACGACGCCCAGGCCAACGAAGCTGATCCGCACCCTAATCGCAGCGAGCCAAGGTGAAACGCCGACCGTGGCCATCACGCGCGGCACTACCTATGAGAACCGCTCAAATCTTGCCCCAGGCTTTTACTCGAAGATCATCACCAGGTATGAAAATACGCGGCTCGGCCGTCAGGAACTACTCGCCGAGGTGCTCGACGACAATCCGGATGCCCTTTTTCACATGGAGCACATCGAGGGCGGGCGCGTTACGAAGTTGCCGCCGTTATTCCGGATCGTGGTTGCCATGGATCCGGCGACGACTTCGAACGAGGAGTCGGACGAGTGGGGCATTATTGCCGCCGGTCAGGACGGCCGCGACCCGGCTCACTTCTACATTTTGGCCGACGAAAGCGGGATCTACACTCCCGACGAGGCGGCGAAGCAGGCCGCCCGGCTCTACCATCGCCTGGGCGCCGATCGGCTGGTGGGCGAGGCGAACAACGGCGGCGACATGATCGAGGCGCTGCTGCGCCACCAGGACAGTAACTTAAGTTACAAAAAGGTGACCGCCAGCCGCGGGAAGGCGGTGCGCGCCGAGCCTGTTTCTGCGCTTTACGAGCAAGGACGGGTTCATCACCATGGGATGTTCGCTACGCTTGAAGATCAAATGACGAACTGGAACCCAAAAACTGACAAACACTCGCCGGATAGGATGGATGCGATGGTCTGGGCAATGACCGAACTGGCGGAAGGCTCGAGCGGCTGGGCTGGCTTCGTGAAGGACGAGGGGTCCAAATCGCCCGAAGCCCCGAAGGCGCCGCGGATCAACCTGGCCGGCGGGAACCGCGATCAGTGCGAGTGCGGATCGGTGGTCTGGGAGGGAAATGTATGCTTCAAATGCGGGAAACCGCGGCCAGAAGCATAGATTTCTATGCTTGCGTCAAGGGCGGCCCGGGTGTAACGTGTGGAAAGTGACCGTGTGGGCAGAAATCCCGGCGATGCTGGCCAGAAACTCCGATGAGGAGCTTGTACGGATGAAGGCTGTCTGCAAGGCGCACTACCGGAAGTTCGAGCGGGGGCCGGAGCAGGAGCGTTTGGACGCTCAGAAGATGTTCGAATTGATCAAGGACGAGCTACGCCGGCGGCTTGTGCAGTCGGTTCGGCCGGCGCGGATTCAATGAGCCGGGTCATCGTTACGGAGGATCTGGCGGAATGCCCGCGGTGCGGCGCGCTGGCTGTCAAGACTGGCGATCGTTCCCGGCAGTGTAACTCGTGCGGGCTTGCCTGGGAGCGATTCAACGAAGATGACGAACTGGACGCCGAGGCCGAGCGCCTGGTGCGCAGCCGGGGATGGAACGAGGAGCGCGGCCGGGGAAAGTCGATCGGGAAGTTTCAGCAGAGGTGGTAGATGACCCGATGTTCCGAGTGCCGTCGCCGGGCGCTGTTTCTGACCAGGAAATTGCGGCCGCTCCGGGCTCGGCGCGATCATGACCTCTGCCTTCGATGCTTCAGAAAGCTGGTCGCAAGGGTTGCGGCCGAGGAGGAACGAAATGCACAGGCACAGGCCCTTGCGGGGGCAGTTCGAGCGCTCGAACGCGCGACGTGAAAGATCGATCGTGGCGCTTCGCCGGAAAATGATCGAGGCGGCCATGGCGGGCGGTCGGTCCGGTTTTGCAGTGCAGATGCGCATGGGCAGCCGATTCTCGGATACGGCGACGACATCGATCATCCTGCGCGAGGCGCGCCCCAGGGAGCGGTGATGGTCCACGAAGCGCTCGTTCAAATGAACCTTCAATCTGCGTTCCTTTGCGCGGAGCCGGACTGCCAAACGGTGAGCAACGATTCTGGCTCCTGCCCGCGGTGCCACTCTCAGGTGCTCAGTCTCGCCCAGGTGCTGGACGGGAAGAAAGGGGCGATTGATGCAGAAACCAGGGCAGTTGCAGAAACCAGTGAAAGCCGGGGCGCTGCGTAAGGATCGCCAGCCATGTCCTGGGTGCGGCGCCGCGCCTGGCCAGCCGCACCAGGCGGCCTGCAGCTGGACGGTCGCTGCATCCGAGCTCCAGAAGCCCCGAGAGCGGGCTCACTGATGCCGCGGCGGGGTGTAACCAAGGCGCCGGCGTCGCCGGCCACGCTGCGCATGCCTGGGGTCGACTACACGCGCCATTCGCAAACCCT